TGAACTGCCTGATGTGCCTGTTGCACCGGCTTCTCCTGATGTACCAGAACTGCCTGATGTGCCAGATTCACCTATACCTGATGTGCCTGAACTGCCACTTGAACCACTTGTGCCTGATGTGCCTGAACTACCACTTGTGCCTGATGTGCCTGAACTACCACTTGTGCCAGATGTGCCACTTGTTCCATCTATGCCAGATGTGCCTGATGAACCACTTGTGCCTGATGTGCCTGAACTACCACTTGTGCCTGATGAACCACTTGTGCCTGATGTTCCTGAACTACCACTTGTGCCTGATGTGCCTGAACTACCACTTGTGCCAGATGTGCCACTTGAACCACTTGTGCCTGATGTTCCTGAACTACCACTTGTGCCTGATGAACCACTTGTGCCTGATGAACCACTTGTGCCTGATGTTCCTGAACTACCACTTGTGCCTGATGTGCCTGAACTACCACTTGTGCCTGATGTTCCTGAACTTCCACTTGTGCCTGATGTGCCACTTGAACCACTTGTGCCTGATTCACCTGATGTTCCAGTTGCTCCACTTGTGCCTGATGTGCCTGATGTGCCTGATGTGCCTGATTCACCTGATGTTCCAGTTGCTCCACTCGTACCACTTGAACCACTTGAACCACTTGTACCACTTGAACCACTTGTTCCATCTATTCCAGTAAATTGACCATAATCATACCAATTCGTGCCATCATACATAACAACATGTTGTGACATGTTTCCAGAAATACCTTCAGGAATATCACTATCAGCACGGTCATCATCGGTTACTAAATATAAATAAAAATCTTGTGGTGTTGCTCCGCTATGTTCTTCAATATCAGTTATAACAGACTCATCTAATATACCAGAATCATCTATCTTGAATGACTCACCTGATGTTCCTGAACTGCCTGATGTGCCTGAACTGCCTGATGTGCCTGATGTGCCTGAACTACCACTTGTACCATCTATGCCTGATGTTCCTGAACTGCCTGATGTTCCTGATGTGCCTGAACTTCCTGATGTTCCTGAACTACCACTTGTGCCTGAACTTCCTGATGTTCCTGAACTACCACTTGTGCCTGAACTTCCTGATGTTCCTGAACTGCCTGATGTGCCTGAACTTCCTGATGTTCCTGAACTACCACTTGTGCCTGAACTGCCTGATGTGCCTGAACTGCCTGATGTGCCTGATGTGCCTGAACTTCCTGATGTTCCTGAACTACCACTTGTTCCAGACGTATTATTTCTTGGTACAGAATAACTACCTCGTGTATATGAATTTAATACAGAAGGTGTTGCATTTTCACCATATTTTATCTCATATCTATCATATTGAAATACAGCACTACTCTCTATCTGTGTTTCACCTTCACGTACAGAAAATTGTATTTCACCCAAATTCTGTATCCACATATTTTTGAATGTGATGACAGTGTGAACCGTACCAAAATTGTTATATATTATGATGCTAGCATCTGTTACATAATCATTAGCATCTCTTGAAGGTCTTTCTTTATTATCAGCTATGTACAGTAACCAGTTAGCCAATACTTTCCAATTAGCAAATTCAACATCTACGGTAAAATTTATATTGAGAGGTTCAAACATGACCTCGCCTATATGGTATTGTACATGTTTACCTTGCCAATTGAATTGTGTATTTTCAAGATTCATGCTAGGCAGATTTACGTTGTATATATTAAGGCGTAACTCATCAACAGCATGTAATGAACTTTCTGATGGTATCTTACCTATAATAAAGGCGTATTCTGTACTTGTGGCTTTTGAAATTGAGATAGGTGACATTATATATTTTCTCCCCAAGACTCATAATCCAGAATTATTTTTGCTTCCTCATCGACACCAACTATTCTAAAAGCAACTGTTTCTGATGGTCGTTCATCCTTAAATATCTCTCTTTCAGGGTCATCTCTATCAGTAAAAGCGTCTAAATCCATGTAGTACCTATTGACAATCTTGCCAAATGTACCACTATCACCAAATCCTGTTGTTCCCATTCCTGATGTCCAACCAAAAGCCGATGTTCTACCAGCTGCCATTTCCCAATATGTTTCCCAATTTTCACCAACGCCAGGTTCTGTAGCAGCCGAACCATCACTGTTGGCAATAGCATGCCAGAAAACACCATCATTGAATACAACAGTTCCTGTTGTGTATGGTGTATCCAGTGTCCATTGATTATTAAGAATTGTACCAGTAGCCCCTCCAATACTTCCAATAAGTGCGACTGTATGCAGTTCTGGTTTGAATATATACGTTTGTACAGTGAATGTGATATCCCACTTGATTACACGGGCTTCTTCTTCACCTACATCATCCGTCATAACTGGTGAACATCCATTACAAATGACTTTAGCATCAAATCCTATATTCATTTCAGGAATGACAATACGAATAAAGGCATGTGGGCCAAAATACGGTAATATCTGTTCAAATATCTGGTCAATATCAACCATATGTAATGACCACACATTTACCGTAAATCCTATATTCCAAGGCATAGCATTTTTAGCAAACGTGCCAGTCGTCAATGTATCACTAACAGCTATTTCCTGAAATTTATTAGTCAATCTTGTTGTGTCGAAATCAATGCCTGTAACATAAATTGAGATAAAGGGTAACATTTCTTCACTTCTACCACTTTCACGTATCCATAAGTAAGCCTTTGATTTCGGGCCAAATCTTACAGGCACCTTGTGCCTACCATAAACAGTACCATCAGCATGATATCTTTCAATATTAATATCATTGAACATATCCAAAAATTGAATAATTGTTCTTCTTATACATTTATAAAAATAATAATTGTCCATCAGTTGTCCTCAATCAAAATACCTTAAACTCAAAATTTAAGCCACTAGAGATGCATGCATTTCTCTTTGCCATGTTTTTATCAAAATTTGACTTCAATGTGTACATACTTTTTACCTCAATGACCTTTTTTTGACTTTTTATATAAATGTCTGGAAAATATCTATGCCTCTTTCCTTCAAATATATAATTTATAGACCCAATCTCATTACTTATATCTGCGTTTTCAACCAAAATATCATTTTCATTATATATCAATAATAATTCATCGAGAGCTTTATCTTCATATCCTTGTATATTTATTATACGTCCCGAAGGTAATGTGTATTTTTTCCATTTATACCCATTGGGTATTTCAGCTCTTTGAAGATTATATTCAACACCATATTTTTCCTTCATTGTTTTTTTTGATAATTCTTTTATTTCTTCATTCTGAAATACGTTTTCAACACCCCAATTTTCAATATTCGATAATTTCTTTTTTTCTTTTACATCATCACTCTGATTGGGACTTTCAACACCATATTTTTTAAAACTCGTTTCTATGGATTTTTGTTTGTACTCATCGGTCTTAGTGTACCATTCTCCATATTTTTCAATCTGCGTCTTTCTTATCCTTTCTTTAACCTCTTTAGTTTTTGATGGTGAAGAATCCCCATATTTTTCCAAATTGGTATGTTTCACTATTTCTTTTACTTCATCAGAGAACATAGGATGTTCAACACCGTAATGTTCAATATATGATAATCTTCTTTTTTCCACCATAACTGGATTTTTAGAAGGATTATTATCACCTGACCATTTTCCTATTCTGTTATCAGATAACTTTTTTCTTCTTCCTACACAATCATAATATCGTTCACTGCAACACCACTTACCTTTTTTTCCTATTTGATATAAACCTTCTTTACCACATCCATACTCACATATGTTCATAATAAATTCCTCCTAATCTTTATATTTGTATTTAGAGAAATTTATAAATTCTTGTGTCTATACCTGAAAATCATTACCAAATAATGAAAATTTATTATCAACCAAATCCGTAAATACTAGTATCAACCCCATCATAAGCACTCAAAGCATCTGAATCTGTTTGAATTTCAGAATTGTCACCAAATGCTGTAATACTTGGCGTATCCGTCTCTGGAAACCTTTGAAAAGCATTTGTTGGGTCATACAAATCATCAACATCCATAGAAACATTACGAGCAGATTCTGATTCCTCTGAAAATCTGTAAGGAATCATATATAATGAATACACCAAAGACCTTAATTGAAAAATGGCTTGGTCTTCGGCTGTATGTATTATCTCAAATGTTCTACCTGATAAAGTTGTCATAAATGGCAAGTCTCTATAATGAGGCACTATAATAACATCACCAACAGTTGGGGGTCTTGTTGTGCTTATATCTCTCCTGTATACGCTTTGTGGTATGTGAGCAACAATTTGGTCAGTGGCCACCATACCAAACATACTATATATTGTTGGAATTTCACCTACCTCATATAGTATTTTTGTTGGTTTTCCTTCCAAATATTCTATATCTTGTGTTTCTCCATACAAATAATCAGATGTAATGCTCAAATCTTTCTGATGCCATATACATTTTATTCCACTTATATCAGTAAATTCGGCTGCTATATTTTCAGCTAACTGATATTCAGGATTAGTTTTTACATTATATGTTTCTAATTGTGGTTTCGCAGACCCTATATTTCTACGTAATTTCATATTCTCTCCGTTATAAAATAGCCAAAATCAATTCCATGAACTGTAAATCCTTTATTTTATTTACTGCCTTATACACTATCATACAGATAACTCCAATTTGTTCTTTAGAAGTGTTTATAAAAAATTTATAAATGAGTTCCAACATCCAGAAATCGTTTACCCCAAGTAAATTCCTAGCCCATCCCAGCATTCTTCGCTGCGTAATGCTTCATCAAGCCGTTCAAGGTCTGCCTGTCCTTCCTGTAATAAAGTATCTCCATCCAAAGCCAGGCCAACATTACTACCAAC